CCGCGTCGGCCGCAACGTCATAGTTGATATTCTTGTTCATTTTCCAACCGGCTTGGATGACTGCGAGAACGTAATCATGTTGACCCAAACTATTGATGAGCTCCCATTTAGGATTGGCCTTTATTTGCTCTTTGGTGTTTTCAAAGAAATCTTGAAGCTGCCGATCATAATTTTCTTTGTCAGCCTTGGTTTTTTCTTCAAGATTCTGCTTGTCGCGCCCTTCTAATTGGGCCCTTAAATCCGCAATCTCAGCCATGGCTTTTTCAAAGGCCACGTTGGCAGGCATTCCACCGCCATTGAGTTGATACTGGGTAAGTTTGTCGTAATTAAGATCAGCAGCTTCGAGCCATTTATTGGGATCGGTCGCAGCTTCTTTTTTTAGATTCTCATATTTTTGATATTCAGCGCGTAGGGATTCTAGTTCTTTTTCTTTAGTGGCCAAGGCCTGAGTGCGAGCAACCAAAGCTTTTTCCTTGCGAGCCAGTACCGCAAAAGCGTCATAAGTTTTGGCTTTGTCAGGTGTGGGTTTTTCCACCTCTGTTGGTTCAGTGGGTGCCACGGATTGAGCATTGGGTTGTGCTTCACCATTTTGTGGTGTGACTGCTTGGGTCCCGGTCGGTAGCGTCTTCCCATCTTCTTTAACTGGGGCTGAGGTTGCAGGGGTTGCTTGGGGCGTGACTTCGGTTAGCATGTATCTCCTTGGTTAACATTTTACATGGGCGGTAATACTGGGGCTCCGGCAATTTCACCGGGACCTGGGGGAATTGGGGCCATTCCTTGAGGTGCTGGAGCTCCGGGTGGCAATGCACCGGGAGGGGGAAGTTGATCTTCCATCGCGCGATCTTTTACAGCTTTGCAGCTTGTCATGAATTGACGGATTAGATCCATTCGCTCTTCTTCAACACCTTGGTTTATGTACAAATTGTAGTATTGAAGTGCAAGTTTTCCCGCCAAAGTGAGGTCCATAAATTCATCGGGAGGCGTGTACTCGCCTTCGTCAATGATCTTATCAAGGTAAGAAAGGACACGCTCTTCCATCGCACCATCCAAAGTCTCCACCATTTGAAGATCCGGGAGTGTGAGAAGTTTTTTACCTGTTTGCTCATCAATGAGGCCGGCTTGCATGTACTCTTGCACAGTTTGAAGGCGTGCGGCTGGGTCGTCACTGAAGGCTGACACTGGAAAACACTGCATGACAAACTGATCGTCTTCAAGCTCAACATCTTTCCAGTCAATGGTTTCAATGAAACGTGCACCTGGAACTTTAACTTCAAGATTGCCATATTCTTTGTATAAAGACTTGGCGCGTTGAATGGTGTTGTAAGCAATATCGAGGGAAAATTGCTCATAAGCCTGGCCCATGGTCATGAAACGCTCAGACTCAATGTCGTTGTATTCGCGTAACGCTTTGCCGCTATCAAGGCCCGAAGGCTTCTTGCTCTGAGCTGACAACATTGAAATGCCCTCTTGCTCATACCCGCTATTTTTAAGGGTTTGCAAGTGCTGATAGATTTCAGGCTGCACCAAAGGAGGCGTGACGTACTGAGGAGGTGTGTTGACGTACCAACCAATAGGCAAAAAGTCGTTCGTGATGTGATCGGTATTGATCTTGGAACCTTGTTGAAGCCAAAGCTTGGCCGTTCCACCCAAATGCATGGTTCGTTGAATGACCCACAAGAGTTTGTTGATTTCGAGCTGAATGCCTGACAAACGTTCTGCGCATCCTTGGCCCCAAAATCCAAGCATACGTTTGTTGTTGTGGAAAAAGGCAAAAGGGAATGTTTTCCTAAACCATTCTTCCGCAATCAAAGTTCCATTATTGGCCTCGATCGCAATGACATGCTTGCCGTCACCTGCATCTGGAGCACTTGGCAAATGCCAGGCCTCTGCAACAGTAATGAGATCGGCCGTATTTCTATTTGCTGCCTTCATGAGGTCGGTATTGTTTGCCCGCTTAATTGCAGCCCCTGATTTTGGGAAAAATCCTTCAAGTAGGTTTCGGTCAACTGTCTTGATACGATACAAGTTCCTAGGATTACCGCCGGCCGCCTCAGCTTCGTCAACGAGAAGCTCTTGCACATAGACACGCTCATGCCCAACACTGCCATGATTATCAAAGTCATGAATCGCTGTGGTTCCTAAAACGCCTGCATCACGGAAACCTTCAGCCATAAGGCGATAGGTTTGGTTTTGGAAATAAATACCTTCGTTGAATTGGGTTAGGCGCTTGGCTTTGCGCTGCATCTTGGCGTCACCACCGGAGGTCAAAAACAAAGGCTTGGGTTTGTTCTTGGCCATTTTTGAAGTCAAGGTGTCAACTACACTTTGAACCAAGTTGAATGTGATTCGGTTGCTTGTTACGCCACTGGGTGAGTAAGCGGACATTCCTAGGGCTCCCATCAAAGGCGCGTTAGCGTAAAGTCTCATAAACTTCCCGCGCATGGCGTTGAGGTTGCTTTGTGCTCTGGCTAGGGTTTGGATGTTTTGGAAGATAGCGCCGCTGATATTTGTTTTCGATGTTTCATTCCACCACTGAGCGCCACCTGGGTTCGATTTGGGGCCTTGTTCACTAAAATTACGATAGTCCATCTGCTCTTATGCCCTCCGGCTCTTTAGGTTTTTCAAAACTGAGTTGCTCTTGTGTGGACCAAAGCAACATGTCGTCGTCGCTCGGCATACCACCAAGGAGATCCTGGACCTTGGGATCTTTGAAATCTTCCGGTGTAGGTGGTTGTGGTGGCGCAAAAACAAAAGATGCGCCGCCATAGGAAAGTGAAGCAATGTTGTTTTTCTTGGCAAACGCAACAAGTTCTTCCAAAGTTTTAATAGTGGTTACAAGTTCCATCACAAAAAAGGTATCACGAGTCAGGCAATATTCTATAAAAATTCTCGTTCATGTGTTGATTTTCGAGCTCCGCTTCAAGTGTTTCTTTTATTTTTTGCTCTTCTCGGTCAAAAAAAGCCTGAGTTCCCGGTTTTGGCAGAATTATTTCGGGTTCGTGAAGCCAATGTAAGGATTCTCGATAACCGTAGAGCACAGTGTCAATGATGTCAGAGTGAAAGTTTTCAGAGACCACAAACTTACCGTCTTTGTCTCTTGAGTCTTTATCCCATTCAAGCAGTTTGGAATCTTGCGCAAAGCGTGAATTCTTTTTTGCTTTAAATCTTCGTGTCCTTAAAGCGTCGTTGAGTAATTCGTAATATTCAAGCTTGCGTGTTTTCTCCGCGGCCGCAACCGGGATCCCAAAGCGTTGGGTGATTTCTTCAGCGATCTTTTTTCCTAAACCGCCGGTGTCCATAACAACCTTATGGGGTCGGTATTTCATGTAGACCTCTTGAAGTTGACCAATAAGCGGCGTGATGCCTTGCTTAGGTGTAATGATCTCTTCGACCAAGTAAACCTCAGGAACGCGCGGGTGAAAGGCTAAGACACCTATGGCGTCGCTGTCGTGGTAACCCAAGTCAACGCCCACCACAAACTCCCATTTACCCAAGCGATGCTCAAGCATAGGTAGGCCGTCATAATCGTTGAGAGCCTCATCATACTTAATCACCAAGGCATCTGGATCGCTGACCCATCGGCCAAAATACTCACGTTGAATACTTGGGTGGTTGATGTCCACACCTCGGCGTGCAAGCTCAAGGTTGATACGCGTCCAAGGGTCTTTGATATGAGGGTTATCAAAGAGCGAGAAGTTGTGATGGCTCCAAGCTGCATTCTGCGTGATCTTGTAGAAATACCCAGCCGGAACCGCTCCAGGTGTTCCAGTCATGCGCATCTTGCCGTTTAAATCCATAAGGGCCGGGGCAAGAACGTCATCAATTAGCTGCTCAATGTAAGCTCTCATGCTCTGAGGTTCGTCGATACTGACAAGCCTAAGCTTCATACCTCGAAAGTTTTCAATGGCTCGGCTGTCGTTGACGCCGGCTAGGTAGATCATGCTTTTGTTGGGAAAGGTGAGGGTAAGCTCGGAGATATTGGGCGTGACCCGGATCTTGTACTTCTCCAAGATTTCAAGGGCGATTGGCCACATGAGCTTCTTGGCATTGAGACGGGTCAAGGTGATGTAAAGGCTATCGTCTCCAGGATAGCGAAGGGCCGTATCAATATGGTTAGCGGCCACACCTGTTGTTTTACCGGAACGCCGCGTGGTTACGGCGTCGGCGTAAAGGCTTTGATCGGCTAAGAAATTGTACTGCTTAGGATAGCAATACTCCTTAACGTTGAATAGGTTGCCAAGCCGCCCGCTGAGCTCTGCATTAATGACATCGAGATCATCGGGCGTCCATGACATTATTCGTATTCGAGGAACGCAATCATGCTGTTCATGACTTGGAATTTGCG